CGTCAACTGCGTTTCCGTTAGCGCCAACAATAATAATTGTCTCACCAAGTTTTGCACTTGCGGGAGCAAATACAATGCTTGCACCGCTTGCTTTTGTTCCTGTCAAAACTACATTGCTACCGCTTACACTTGCCGATACAGTCAGTGCACTTGTATCTGTTACGGTTTCAACAACTGGTGCGTTAAACCAGTTCTCTTTAACGCTTGCGGGTACTGTTGCGTCATCTGTACGGATATGAGTACAAATTGTTCCGCTGTCTTGTCCTTGTGGAACATACTGTGTCTGTACAAATTGTGCAGTAACAGAAATATGCCCAAAGTTAAGGCTATCGGTTTTTGTTTCTCCTCCAGTTTCGGGGACAGAGAATTTTCCTTTTGCATACCAAAAATACTGGTAGCGGTTGTTTCCGTTTGCGTCTTTTCCAGCAAGCCATACACGGAAGCCAATAGCATAGTCGCTAGACTGGTCAAGAGGGGTTTCAACGGTAATACCGTTTACTTTTTTCTGTCCAAGCATTTCTGCGAGAATGTCTACATCAACATCAATCATCTCAAGTGAAAGTTCTGTGTTTCCACGATTGCTTGCACTAAAGAATGGTCCGTTGTCAGCAAAGTCTACTGCTACATCGCTGTTAGGGTTTACGGTTGCATTAACTGCGCCTTTCAGTGCTCGTACTGCTCCGTAAGTAATTCCGTCAGCGGTATCGCTTAATACTTTTGCAATGACAACATTGTCAAGTCCGATTTTCGGTGCTTCGTTTGCCATTTTTCTTTCTCCTTATAAGGTCATTTTTATTTTATGCGTGAAAAAACTCACGCTTAAAATCTAGTACTCTATGGCGGATATTATCGTCAACATCTGCCGTGTCATTATTCCCAGTCATTGCCCAGTAATCAATTCTCATTACTGAATGAACAATCTCTGCAATGTCTTCACATTTTGCAAAGCCTTTTACCATTTTAGAAAAAATATGTATTCTACACTGTACACTCTCTGCGTTTGGTAAATTGTCGTTAAACTCTTCATCGCTTGTGTTTACATCTTCAATAATCACGCAAGGAAAAGTTTTTACTTCGTTCGGGTAACTAGATACAATTCCGTTACTTCCTACTACATCAACAAGGTCAGTACTTCCAGTCAGCAAGGCATAAAGATATTTTTTTACATTCATTTTTTCAAAATCTCCTTGCTTGCCTTTGCAATAAAATCTTGACACTTAATCAATGCAGTACTTAGCCACGGTCTAGGTTTCATCTTGCTTGTACCAAATTCCAAAAACTTTGGATACTCGGGTGTCATTATAATACTTCCCACATATCCAACTACTTTTCCATTCTCTGTATTCAAAGAATGTGTAATACTTCTCATAAGCGCTCCAGTATCGGGTGCGGGCGGTTCCCCCTCGATACTAGGGTGGTGTTTTTTCTTGCCATAACTTACCGCAAAATTAACTGGGCTATCTCTCATTATCGTTTTTGCAGTTCGTTCTATTTCTTGACAAGATACTTGCACAAACTTTTCTGCATTCTTTTCTGCGTCTTCTGTTTTCTTTTGTAACGCTTTTTGAAAAGCCGTTATATCTTTGAAAAAATTATCTTTCATTTTCCACTGGCACTAAAAGACACTCACCATGTCTACTCCAGGCATTGCACGGCATGACTGTATACATATCTTCACTTTGCGTAAAGTTAGATTGCACTTTTGCCCTTGCTCCAGTCTTAACGCTTGAATGTAGACCGTTGTACAAAAACAATTTCACATTGCCTTTGCTCTCGCTTATTCCGTACAACTTCATTTCGTCTTGCGTCAGCGTATGCGGTTGTACATCTCCGATAATAGTTTCTACTTCTGTGTACTCGCTTACCGTATCGCCCATATCATCTATGCTTGCGACTTCTTCGTATATTGTAACTTTTGCATTTTTGAAAATTACCATATCACGCAAGCCCTACATAGACATATTTTGCAAGTGCTTTTTTTGCACTCTCCGACAAGTCAGTACTACAAGCACTATCTCCGTATGTATCGCTTATGTGACCCTCTGTATGTGACTTCAAGCCAATAGCACCCGATACTTCATAATTATAGCGCATACAAACAAGGTCAATGCAAACCGCTACAATGTCATAAGGCAATGAATTGTCTGCCCCTTCTTCATACTCGCTATCATTAGGCAAGTAGTACCCCGCTACATAATCAACCGCAATCTCGTACACCCCAGCAACTACATCATGGGTAAAGCCCCTTGTGTACTCATTGCCAGTCCACCCGATACCACGATATAATCTACCCCACCGCATATATTCGGGTATCAGTCTATAATCGTGAATTGTTGCACCTTTCATTTCAACCTTGCTTACTTCTTGCAAGGGAAAATGATTTAACTGCAACAGCTGCAAATTATTGACTGCATGAAGTTCTGCCTTGTACTCTTGCCTTGCAAGTGAGTAACCAATGTACCCAACAATCCTAGCACTTACCGCTTTAATCAGCATGAGAAGTTTTTCGTCTTGCGTTGTGTCTTCTTCACTTATGCCAAGCATTGTTTTTACTTGCGACAATGTACAAAGCAGTTCCATGTTTTCACCTTACGCTACGGGGTCTGTATAACAATCTCCCAGTGCTACTACTGCACCAGTAGAAGTTATAACTTTCAGATATGCTTTTGCACCGCTAATGTCGATATTGTTGTTGCCGTCAACTAAGTCAGCATAATCAACAAATGTTCCTGTACTTGCGTCTGCGGTCTGTAATTTTCCCGCTCCGTCTGCAAGAATAAGAGCAGTAGAAGCACCGTTTTTTGCAAATGCGGTTTTCCCGTCTGCAATCAATTTAACCTGTTCAAGAAGTTTTGAGCGTGTCATTTTTTTCTCCTTTTCAATTTCGGGTGGGTTTCCCCACCCTTAAAAATTACTGCTCTGCAAATGTTCCCTTGATAAATGCCTTCGGCTGTCTGCAAGCAAAATCGCATTCAGTAATAAGGCGTACCAGTGTAAGGTCACGGTCAAATGCAGAGATAATCTGTCCGTTAGCGGTAAATGTACCTTCACGGCTAATTTCAATCTGCAAGTCACGGCTTACACCAAACATCATTTCTGCAAAGTCACCAAGCCAAAATTCTGCAAATGCAGATGCGCCACCAGTAGCGGGTGTGTACTTCACTGTACTTGATGAATGGAATTCATAACCACGCAATTTGCCTGTAGTTGCCATTTCGTTAGACCATGCAAACGGACCACTTGAGAATGCCTTGTTGCGTATCCAACTTTCACCCATAGGGTTCAAAAGCCAGTGCACATTCTCCATTCTTACATTAGCAAGTTCAAGCAATGCTACAAGGTCGTTAGGTGTAGTAAGACCAAATGCAGTAGTTGCACTGCCAGCTGTCTGTACACCGTTATTATGAGCAAGTCCAAGAGGAGTGTACTCTGTGCCAGTACCGTTTAACATTGCTTCATCAAGTGCAATGCGAGCCTTGCGCATTAAGTCTTCTGCAATCCAACCTTCAAGGTTTACACCGCTTTCACGAATGAGTGTATTAGAAATTGCAGTCTTTGCACAAAGTTTCTTTGCACGCATATTTACTTCACCAAATACAGGCTGTGTAGTTCCGTTTGTTGTTGCTTCATCTACCCAAGACACGGCGCTTGTTGCGTCCATGCGTGGAATTGAAAGGTTACCGTGTACCAGTGGCACTTTGCGGATATTGAGTTTATCAATCAAAGTGTTTGCTACAAGTGCGTCAATGTATTCCCCACTAAAAGCAAGAGGAACAGTAAAGCCACCCTCGCTAGGTGTGCCAGCGTTCAGTTCTTTCTTTGTGGAAAGAACATTGTGCAGTGCCTTAGAGTATGGGAAGTCTTTCTTTGCCTGTTCAAGAATGTCCTCAGATGACAACTGATTGACATTGTTAACACCCTTTGCACCCATTGCAGAAGTTGCACAAGCAATCATCTGATTAACAATAGATATGGGTGTTTCTTTAACAAGCGATTTATCGCTACCCTGTACTGCATTTGCAAATGCTTCAAGGTACTTAACATTGTCTGCCTTGTCCTTGCTTGCTTTTGCTTCAATTTCTTTAATTGCCTTTGCTACTGATTCATCAATCTGTGATTGTGAAACACCAGCACTCAACTGTTTTTGCAATTCGTCTTTGACTGCCTTGCACTGATTAGCAGAGCGTTCATCAATGATACGCTCTAAATCTGCCATCTCCATTTTCATTTTTTCGGTTCTCCCTTAATTTATTTTTTTTGTGGTACTTCCACTTTTATTTTTACGCTCGTTTCTTCCGTGCGTTTTTTCAAAATGTAAACCGCTAGAAAATAACTAGCGGTCACTCGCTTATGCTTT